AGCTATAGGTGGTTCTGTACAGGCTGGTCAGCCCTACATGGTTGGTGAGCGCGGAACTGAGCTTTTTGTGCCAAATCAATCAGGATCAATTATATCTAATAAGAATCTTGGTGGCGGAAATGGTGTTGTTGTTCAGCAAACAATTAACGTAACGACAGGCGTACAGCAAACCGTACGTGCTGAGATCGTACAGTTAATGCCTCAGATAGCTCAAGCCGCTAAAGGCGCTGTAGCAGATGCTAGATTGCGCGGTGGTAACTTCTCTAAAGCAATGGCAGGAGCATAACAGATGCCTTTATCTTTTCCCTCAGTAGGCATCCAGAATATGTCGATGAGATTACGCAGAGTAGTTGCTGTTTCTGAATCACCGTTTACTTTAGATACTCAGGTATATACTCATCAGGGTGCGCGATGGGAAGCTGAAATATCGTTGCCGCCATTAAGTCATGCGGAGGCTAGAAGCGTTGAAGCATTTATTGTCGGCCTTAAAGGAAGAGAAGGTACTTTTACTTTTGGTAATCCTTTACACACAAGCACTCTTTCGGCTAACACTGTTAGTAGTGCCGCTATAAGGGCAGAAACTTTAGAGCTAGGTTCAGGCACTGTTGCCGTTCCAGCAGGTACTTATTTTCAACTAAATGATTACCTTTACTTAGTTACAGAAGATAAAGCGGCTAACGAGGCTACGCTTAATTTTCAACCACCTCTTCGTATAGCAGTTACTTCATCTCAAGCGATTACCTATAACCTGCCTAAAAGTCTATGGCGTATGTCATCAAACGATGTAGGCTGGTCTATTAATGAGGCAAGCATTTACGGTTTTACCTTTGCTTGTGTTGAAGCACTATGAGCAGAACATTAACTACTGCAATGAGCAACGCACTTGTTGCTGATACGGTTAGACCTATCTACCTTGTCAATATGGAGTTTGATCAAAATATTGCGGCAGGTACTTTTGTTACAGGTCATAAATATAAGATAGTAAGTCTTGGTGATACTGATTTTACAGCTATTGGAGCAAGCGCGAACACGGTTGGAGTGACTTTTACTGCAACTGGTGCAGGTTCAGGTTCTGGAATTGCAAGTGAAAGCCCTGCCGAATTAAACGTCTGGTCTGGTGTCGGTGATTTAACCTATGGCGGTGAAACTTATCTTGGCGTAGGTGACTTGCTCGGAATTAGTCAGATACAAGAAACCTCTGACATATCTGCTTCTGGAATGAATGTTAGCATTACAGGTGTTAAATCTTCTTTTCTTGTTATTGCAAAAGATCATGAATACCAAGGTCGCCCAATTACTGTACGCCTTGGTGCTTTTAATGCATCTGGTTCGTTAGTTAGCGATCCGATTATTGTTTTTAGTGGTTTTATGGACACTATGACAATTGCAGAGAATGGCGAATATTCGACAATTACGATTGCGGCTGAAAACAAACTGGTAGCATTTGAAAAAACGAATGTTAGGCGCTACACAGCAGAAGATCAAAAAATTGACTATCCGCTTAAATTAGCTAACGGTAACGACAACCCTAACTATGACGCAGGGTTTGAGTTTGTTACTGCGATTGTAGAGAAACAAATTATGTGGGGTCGTCCAACTGGATCATCACAAAACGGCTCAACAGGATCATCAGGAAATCGAGGTGGAGTAGGAAATAACGGTGATTGGACTGCGGCATGATTATAGCGCACGAGTGTCTAGCTAACGTCAAAGAAGACATGAAACCTTTGCTTGAAAAGCATTGGGAAATGGTGGCGTTAAATCAAGGAACAATAAAGCTAAATCCTGATTGGGAAGAATATGCTCGATTAGATGCCGCTGGTATACTAAGAATATTTACGGCAAGACAAAATGGCGAGTTGGTAGGGTATTGTGTTCTTATAGTTAACAAAAGTCTGCATTATAAGGATCATATATTCGCTAACAACGATGTTGTTTTTGTTTTGCCAGATCACAGAGCAGGTGCTACTGGTTACAAGTTAGTTAAGTATGCAGAAGATCACTGCCGAGAAAATGGCATATCTTTATTAAACATCAATACTAAAGTTCACATACCTTTTGATGATCTTATGGTCGGAATGGAGTTTGATCTTATTGAGCGCATTTATTCTAAATGCTTTAAGGATTAATTAATGGCGATTACCTTTGTAGCAGGATTAGCATCTGTCGGATCAGCAATGATTGCGGCAGGTGGTCTTATCTCTATAGGCGCGGCATTTGGTGCTTTTGCTATAGGCGCAGGTTTATCTTTAGTTTCTCGCGCTCTTGCTCCTAGTCCAGATTTAGGCGCACAAATGGCAGGTCAATCTGTTATGACTAGAGACGCGGCACATTCGCGTAAGATTGTTTATGGTCGTGCGCGTATTGGTGGCAATGTCGTTTACTTAGAGTCTACTGGCACAGATAACAAATACCTTTGGCTAGTGACTGCAATTGCAGGGCATGAGATAGATGCGTATGAGCAAGTATGGTTTAACGATCAAAAGGTCTGGGAAAACGGTAATTTTACCTCTGCTTGGGCAACACAAGGAGACTCGTCTACCTCACCTTACATTAATTTGAGTTTTCATTTAGGTAATCAAACAACTGCTGACAGTGGTCTAAATGCCGCATCTACAAAGTGGACTGATAACCATAAGTTATTAGGCACAGCTTATATGGTTGTTAAGTTAACCTATGACCAAGAAAAGTTTGCTCAAGGTTTGCCAAACATATCTACGGTAATTCGTGGTAAAAAGGTACTTGATCCAGAGACAAGCACAACTGCATGGTCACAAAATCCTGCGCTGTGTATTTATGATTATCTACGTGATACAAAATACGGTTTAGGAGAGACTGCTTCTAATATTCTTACAAGCTCTGTTAATACAGCTAAAGACGTATGTGATCAAACAATTAATCTGTCGGCAGGTGGCACACAAGCTCGATATACGATGGACGGAGTTATTGACACTGGTAATTCTATCAAGGCTAACATAGAGAACATGACAGGCGCTATGATTGGACGATTAGTCTACTCAGGCGGTAAATTTGAATTACACGCAGGTCAATACGTAGCTCCTACAGTTACGATAGATGAGTCAATGATTATTGGCGAGATAAGCGTTCAAACTAAGCAATCAAGGCGCAACGCATACAATGGTGTTAAAGGCGTATTTCTTAGCGAGACTGATAACTACATACTAGCAGACTATCCAGCACAAATATCTAGCACTTATGCCGCGCAAGATGGCGATCCTATCTACCTAGATATGCCTTTGCCTTACACGGTTAATAATATACGCGCTCAGAGGCTTGCAAAGCTGGCTCTACAGCGTTCTAGGCAACAAGAAGCCATAACTATACCCTGCAACTTAAATGCGCTTAAATTTAAAATAGGCGACAATATAAGCGTTACTAATATCCGACTAGGTTACTCAGGTAAAGTGTTTGAAGTTGTTGGCTATTCGATGGGCTTTAGTTCGGATCAAATGGTTGTTAATGTCGAAGCAATAGAAACAGCGGCAAGCATATGGGATTGGGCAACATCTGACGAAGAGGTATTTTTAGGCGCAGGTGAAGTTGATATCTACGATGGCACTACTACGACAGCTCCAACAAATTTACAAATTGCAGGTGATACGTTTGTATCGGCAGATGGTACTTTTAACGCGTCATTTAATGTTAGTTGGACAGCAAGTGCTGATGCCTTTGTAGATCATTACGTTGTTGAATGGAAGAAAACTTCTGCCAGTGATTACTTTTCGCAAGCAACAAAAACATCACCTTTGCAAATTATTAATCTTGAAAATAGCGCACAATATAACGTAAGAGTTAAAGCAGTAAACGAATTAGCTGTATCTAGTTCTTATCTTACATCTACACCAACAGCCGCTGTTGACACTACTGCTCCTAGCGCACCAACATCTGCCTCAGCAACAGGTGTATTTTCACAGATTAATTTAAGTTGGACAAACCCTGCACAAAAAGATTTTAGTCACGTTGATGTGTATCGCTCTGACACATCTAATGGTACTTATACGCTTATAGGTAATACTGACGGAACTACATTCCAAGACGGTAATTTAGGTAATGCGGCTACTAAATTTTATAAATTAAAAGCAGTAGATTTTACTGGTAATGCATCTGCTTTTAGTAGTGAAGTTACTTCTACAATCACTCAG